GCCCCTGACTCAATCGCATAGCGGCGTAAGGACTGCTTTAAGCCCTCGTCCTCCGCTACACGGTCAACCTCAGACATAGCGTCTGCAAAGTGATAAGTCATAACCGTATAGAGGTCAATCATCTTTCCGAGGAATGTGGTGAGCAGTTGTTGGTGCGGTTCTCCCTTTACCACAGAAGAAACAGTATCAAGATAATTTTTGATATGTTCCTCCATATCCCTTGCACATAAAGTGCGGCTGTCATATTCCTTATCTTCGGAAAGTCCTGTTAGCCATTCGGGAGTGGTCAGGAGTGCTTCTGCCAGCCCGTTGATAATCATTGTACGCTTCGGGTCTACTCCGTCCGCTTCATATCTCTGAATGGTAGATTTGTTTACCCCGACACGCTTACCAAGTTCGGGCATTGTTAAGTTTAATTCTGTTCGGCGTTCTTTCACTCGTTCACCGACCTGTTTTGCGGTGAATGTAATTTCTTTTTTCAAGGTTTTCACCTCCTGACGAATACAAGTATAGCATATAAAAACCTATTTTGCAACTACTTTCTCGATAAAAGTTAAAAAACAATCTTAATGGGTTGTAAAATAAGTTGACAAGAAATAGCAAAATAAGTATAATGATAATCGCAGGGTTGCAAAATGAGTATTTTGAAAGGAGGGATGTATAATGACAGCAATTAAAATGGGTTTAACTATCGAGGAAGCAGCAGAATGTACAGGTATCGGTAGGAACACAATGCGAAAACTGGTGGACTGGGGCAAACTGCCTGTTCTGAAAGTCGGACGTAAGACCATTATCCGCAGGGATACACTGGAGCGTTTTATGACGGTCAATCAGGGCAGGAATTTACTAAATCCCAATGATGTACGAAAAGTGGAATGACCGTTCTCCAAAGCCCTCGGCGTTTGAGAGCGAAATACACCCCTCGCACAAATCTGCGATTTGTACTCTGGGTATTTCGCCCCTGCGGGGAGCCTGTATCACAGCTTTGGACACCATCACCTCAGCTATGATACAGAGGAAATTGCACCGCAATTTCCATTGCTGTCCCACCAATCACCGATAGCTGTGACAGCCGCACCCGACAAGTCGGTTGCGTAATGAGTACGGTATTCTCAGCGAAGAAAGGAGCAAAAGCTTGGCAAGACATTCGTTCATTCAGATGTCGAAGCTGCCCAATGTCAAGGGAAGAATCTCATATATCACGAGCCACGCCAAACAGGAAAACCTTTATGCCACCTATCGTACCGCCGACAATACCTTTTGGAACAATCTCGCCAGGGAAAGCCAGCAGGAGTTCCTACGAAGCGGAACAACAGGAAAGGGTATTGAAGCAAGGGAGTTAATCATTGCCCTGCCAGAGATTTACACCACCTTTGACCCGCAGCAGGTGCTTGAAGAATTTACGAACAAATTCAGACAGCAGTACGGAGTGGAATGTGTATCGGCTCTGCATCATAACAAACGCAAGACCAATTACCACATCCACCTCATATTCAGTGAAAGGAAACTGCTTCCCGAACCTGACATCAAGATTGCCACCAGAAGCGTATTTTATGACGAAACAGGAAAAAGGGTACGAACCAAGAAAGAAATCACAGACGAGAACGGTCAAGTCCGAAAAGGCTGTACCGTTATCAAAAAGGGGGAAGTTTACGAAAGCCATTTATTCACAACCAAAGACGAGCGTTTCAAAACAGAAGCGTTCATAGCAGAAGCAAAAGAGGTTTACACGGAGCTTATCAATTCCCACATTTCAGATCCCGAACAGCGATTGAAAGTGTTTGATAAGAACAGCGTGTATCTCCCCACAAAAAAGATAGGTAAGAATAATCCCAAGGCTACCGAAATCGAAGCAGATAACACCGCAAGGCAGGAATGGAACAGAACAGCGGATTTGGCTCTTGTATCGGGCATTGAAGAAGCAAAGATACTGGAAATCAAGCAGACCGAAATCCACGACAAAGCCGGTCAGTCCATCCGTGAAAACGGTTGGCTTCCAAACCTGTTCCGAGGTATCGTAGGCAAGGCAAAGGAATTTCTGCAAGCCATCATCCGTGAAAAGGATATGCCACCCAAGCCAGTCCTCAATATGGATATGGACGAGTTCCGCACAATGCAGACCCTTATGCTAAAGGTACAGAAACAGGCGAAAGCAATCAAGAAGATACAGGAGGTCACACTTCCGAATCTGCGACAGCAGCTTGCAGAAACAACGGGTATCTTCAAGGGCAAGGATCGTAAGGCTCTGGAAAAGCAGATACAGCAGACTGAAACCGAACTTGCTGAAAAACTGGATAAAATCCCCGATATTCTAAAAGATGACGGTTATCCTGATGTACAGGCGTTTATGAAAACTTACCGCAAAGCAGAGGCTATTGTGACACAGTATAACCAAGATCTTGCAGAATGGGAGCAGGCAGTCAAGAACGGACGGAAACCTGCCGAGAAACAGCACAGACCGCCCGAAAGACAAAGTGTGCGTAACAGGCTCAGACAGCTTCAGGAAGAGGGCAAACAGAACGCTCAGCCGAAGCAGAGAAAGAAATCCCAAGACAGGGACAGATAATCACGACATAGGAAATCAACACCGCAGGGCAACCTGCCTTGCGGTCTTACATAGACAAATTTGACTGAAAACCAATGGCAAGAATTATGTTTTGAAATATATCATTTTAAGGATACTTTCTTTTTTGTTCAAAAAGTGATACACTGATACAAGGCAATTCGAAAGGCGGTGAACTCACACAATGAGATTTATTCGAGGTAACTACTCGGTGCAGTTGTAAATCTGGCAACAGATTGTATCGAGCTTATTTTATGATGTTGTCAGTTGGCTGCACCTATAATTGATGTACAAAACAAAAATATTCAAAATAGGAGTAGTTACGATGAAAGAAAAAGAATTGATAGACATTTGGAAAAAAGAAGAAAGTGTTGCACATATCCATGGATGGGATTTTTCTCACATTGAGGGAAGATATACGGAAGAAACGGACTTGCCTTGGAATTATCAACACATCATACTGGATTACTTAAACCCAGAAATGAAACTGCTGGATATAGATACTGGTGGTGGTGAATTCTTGTTATCTCTCCGCCATCCTTATGTAAAGACAAGTGCAACCGAAGCCTATCCCCCAAATATTCAGCTATGCAGAGAAACCTTGCTCCCTCTCGGTATTGATTTTCGTGCAGGTGATGGAAAGGATATGTTGCCATTTGGTGATTATGAATTTGATATTGTCATTAATCGTCACGGTGATTTTAATGCCAAAGAAATACATCGTGTTTTGAAATGTGGAGGAATTTTTATCACTGAACAGGTTGGGGCTGAAAATGACCGTGAATTGGTGGAGCTTCTCTTAGGAAAAACTGAACTTCCATTTCCAGAACAGTATCTTGATATAGTTAAAAAACGTTTTTGTGATGTAGGTTTTGACATTTTGGATGCACAGGAATGCTTCAGACCAATCAAATTTTTTGATATAGGTGCACTTGTTTGGTTTGCGCATATTATAGAGTGGGAATTTCCTAATTTCTCTGTAGATAATTGCAAGAACAGATTACTGTATGCACAACAAATTTTAGAGCAAAACGGTTGTATTGAAGGAAAAATTCATCGATTTTTATTGGTATTGCGCAAAGCGAAATAAAAATTGACTATAAAAAAACCAAGGGCGAAGATGTGTAGAAGCATCTTCGCCCTCGTATCGTTAATCCTATGAAAAAATTATTTCATTATTCACAATTTCTCTTGCATAAGCTTGTATGTTATTCATCAATCCTATCCATTCCATAGGCTGTTCTGCTTTTAACTGTTCTGTCACACCCTGCTTTTGAACCATTTCCTCAATCAATCTGTGGAACATTTGCTCCGCCTGTTGGTTAATATCTGCAAGATAGCGGTTAAGTGTCCCATCAATCAGCATCGTGGTGTAAACAATGTGCCTATGCTCTTTCAGATACTGCTTGTGGCGTTGTCCCCATAAGCCGATAGGCTGTGTTTCTTCTTCGGCAAGTATCAGACAAGGGATATAATAATCACCCTGCAATTCATACCACAAACCGTTGCTTTTATCAAAAATGTACTTGTCCATATAATAAATCCTCCAGTATAATATATTCGCACATACGTCGCAGTTCTCCGATTGCCACATTCTGTTATATCTTGTTATCAGATTTTCTTGCCCTTGTGTTTGCCCTTATCAGCTTCCAAGGGAAGAATAAAACAGTGTGAAATCGTATAATAAGTTAAGGTGAGCATTTTGCTATAAACCCTTAATTTTCAAGGCTTTTGGAGGATTTTATTAAAACCCTGTGAGGGTTAATAACCACTTATAAAATTGTGGTTTTCAAATTTTGATTTTCTGTTTTGAGTTGTTCGATTTCCGTTTTAAATTGCTTGATTTTAAAAATATCCCCTATTCCCATAAAGCATTCTCCTTTGTATTATTATATGATTTTAATAATTGCAAGATATGGCGTGAAATACACCACATAATTATCTACCCGTTTACAAATCCCGTACTTATTCCGGTAACATTCAATGCATTCTTCCAGAAATTCTTCTGTCACTTCCAGGTATTCTGCAATCTCAAACCGGTTCTGGCAGCCATGCTCAAAGGCACGTACCAGTCCGATCAGACCGATCTGCTTGTTGTACGCCCAGAGCCTTGCCTGACGTTCCTGCTTTCGGTTCTCTGGTTTAGACTGATCTAAGATATCTCCGACAGTAGTATAGTAATGCCCGAGTTCTTCAGCAAGAACACATGCTTTTTCGATGGACGTGTCGATTCCTTGGTGGATGGCGATTCGGTTCTTGTATATTCGTCCGCCGTATCCCGGAATATTCTTTTCTTTCACTATCAGATTTTCGGTTTCCGAAATATTCAACAGTTCTTCATATGTCATTTAATCACTCCCATTCGCTCGGATTGTTCATGATATCATCGGCATGTTGTTTCATTTCTTCAGTTACATCTACATTGGCATACTTATGAGCTGCTTTCACTATGAGTTCATCCTCCATTTGTTGATTGGTGAGAAGAGTGTTTGTGTAGATATAACATTTTTTCTTATTCTTATCATTTAATTTTCTGTAGGAAAGAATTAAGGTGCGTTCGTCATCTGAATTAAACCGATTTTCATTGGAAACATTGGCTGATTGGGGCTCCATTGGAGAATCAAAACCCATGAGCCATGCTTCATCAACATTAAGCGTTTTTGCAAGTGCTTCGATATTCCTTTGCCGAGGTTTATACTTTCCAGATAAATATGAGCTGAGCTGACCTTTATCTATTTTTGCCTTCTCTGAAAGTTCTGACTGTGTTAATTCTCTCAATTCCATAGCCTCTCTGATTCGGTCTTTAATTTCTGCTTTTTCCAATATTTCCACCTCCGCTGATTAAAGCTTTCTTTAAAATTGATTATAAATCATGGTTGAGAAAATATCAATAATAATTTAATAAAATTGAGAAAAACTTAAAAAGCGTGTTGACAATATGAAAAACAGATGCTATTCTAACTGTAGTTGAGAAAAACTCAACTGAAAGGAGATGATGATATGGCTTGTAACTATGATTACAGGAAACTGAGAGGACGTATAAAGGAAAAGTTTGGTACGCAGTCCGAATTTTCAAAAAAGCTTGGATTGTCAGAGGTTTCAGTCAGCAATAAGTTGAATAATATTGTTGATTGGGGGCAGGAAGAAATGGAGAATGCTATATCTATACTTGAAATTCCCAATACTGATATCCATGCATATTTTTTTACACATGAAGTTAAGAAAAACTCAACTAAGCAATGAGTACAGAAAGCAGAAGAGTGAGGTGAGGAAATGGGAAAGCTACATTTATTTGAATTAAGAAGTGGTCATATTCTTTTAGATGGAGTAACTATCAGGGGAATTCGAGAATGTGAATTTTCCATAAAAGAAAATGACAGTCTCGCAGAACTGTCACTGAAGATGGATGTCCGAACACTTGGAAATGAGTTTGCCACTCAATTCGATGGCGCATTGAATGAAACTGGGAAGATTAGAAAATGTAGCCGAAATAAGTTGAGGTCGAATCTCTTTCCAGACAGAGGACTTAGAAGTGTTTTCAATAAATTGATATCCCGCAAGAGATAAATCTTTGATGTGAGAGATTGGTTCATCAACATATTTGGAACCTTCTATTAAAATCCCCGAATTCATTAACTGGCGTATCCAGTATAAAACTTCGTTTTGCGAATAATCGGATAGCTTATTTTGAGCTATGTCAACTGGGTAGATTTGTGAGACGAATCCGTATTCGTCAGGAGAGATGGATTCGGAAACAGAAATTAAGATATCTCGAATTAAATTAGGATCAAACTTCATAAGGATCTCCTTTCTTTTTATGCTCGGCATGGCAGTGCCTGTATTTAAAGTATAGGAGAAAACTGAATTATTTGCAATAGATGAAGGGGGAGCGAGGTGAGCAGAAAGATGGCTGATAGAGTATCAATCGTAGCAGTATCGATAGCCGCATTTTTAACGACTATCAATCAGATATCCATAATTATTACAGCAAAGCAATTATGGATGCAACAGCAGCAATTGCAGCAACAATTAGAGAGGCTACAGAAAGAACGGTCTGAATTATAAAACGTTTAGATTCTATAGCGGATTCTTTTTTGGAATCTTCCTGCATCTTTAAAAGTGTATCATGAGTTTCTTTTAAAAGAGCATCACGTTCACTTTGTTTGTTGATTTCATCAACCATCATTTGTGCGTGCCAGTTGGAATTCATGTGTATATCTCCTTCCATAAATATTTGGCATGGCGGTGCCTGTATTCAAAAGTATAGATGAGATTCAGGAAAGATTCAACAGAAGAACGGAGGAATGGATAAATGAGGTTTTACGATTCTCCAAGTATAGAGAGAATAGGATTTGATTTTTACTGCGACATTGCAAATAACATTGTCAAATTAAGAGAAGAGAATGGCTTTACGCAGAAAGATCTTGCGGTGAAAACAGGAATTAAAGAATACCGTATATCAAATATGGAAAATGTGAAAATCAGAATTGATTTGGATGCTGTAGAAGAACTAGCAAAGGCATTGAATGTATCAGCTGATTATTTGATTGATGCAGAGCTTGATTGCGGAGGAAAAGAATGTTTGTACCAAGTTTGGTTGGAGTCTGAAGACCGGTTTAAGTTGTATATCAGGGCATCAAGTAAACGAATGGCGTTTTTGAAGTTTGATAAAAAGTTTAAAGAATGTGGAGTGAGATATAACAGTTCCAGAGAAAGAATTTTCATCAAATTGGTTGGTGTTCCGGTAAGCAAAGAAGACTTTCAGGCAAGATTTCCAAAGAGAACAGAGGAAGATCTTCCAATTGAACCGGAAATGTAAAGACAGGACGAGACAAAAATATTGTGGTGTTAGTGGAATGGCAGAATAAATGATTGTGTTATTCCAAGCAAAGAGAGGTGAGAAGATGAAAGCAAAAAATATGAAGGCAGAAATTGTAAAAGTAATCAGAACAGACACTGCAGAAGGAAAAGGGACAGAAGAAAGTCCAGTACGCAGCGTGAGAAGATACTGGACTTTAGAAGGAGAACTGATTTCAGAGCAGATATTGATGGGCGAAATAGCTGGGAAGAAAAATTCTAAGGAGTAACTAATTTTAAAGCAGCTTCATATGCCAAATCAGCATCTATAAATGTAATAAAGGCATCGGCAAAGGCTTTTAATTCCTTAAGCGTGTAATCAGGATGCTGTCGTACATAATGGGTTTCATCGTTGCCGAGCCAGGTTGCAGCACGGGCGAGTGTGGTAAGACGATCATCTTTGATGTAATTGGAAATACATGAGCCAAGAGTCGCTTTGAGGATAGCGTCCTTAGAATTTGGAGATTTATGAATGGTATAGTCTTTAACTAAAAACTCAATGGCTTTGCGATAACCAATACCACAAATTTGATCTAATCCCAGTGACTCAGCGAGGGCAGCTTGTTTATAAATAGATACAAAATTTGGGGAAAGCGAAGTAATCGCTTCAGAAAAATTCTGTTCACAGGATTTGACGGGAGAACTTGATGCGTAAATAAAACCATCTCCGTTTTCTTCATCGAATGGGTGTTTGGAAATAAAACATTCATCACAATTTTGACAGTGATTGAAAGTATAAACAATCATGAATACCGGATCTTGCAGAGCCTGGATTATCCGTTCATGCAGGCTTCTCTGGATGGGGAGCTGGTTGATCAGGATGGTCGGAAAGGGATTCTGGAAATTAAGACCACCAACATTCTGCAGTCTATGCAGTATGAGAAATGGAAGGACCGGATCCCGGATAACTATTATATCCAGGTGCTGCATTATCTGCTGGTAACCGGATATGAGTTTGTTGTCCTCCGGGCGCATTTGCGGAGCAACTGGGGAACAGATGTCCGGACACAGGTAAAGCATTATTTTATTGAAAGAACAGAAGTTCAGGCTGATCTGGATTATCTGCAGGAAGAAGAAATCAAATTTTGGAAGTATGTGGAAAGTGGAAGAAAACCACCACTGATACTTCCGGAGATCTAAAAAAGAAGGAGGAGCGTATGGAATTACGGATTACAAATCCACAGGAAAATTGGCTTACAGAGCAGATCCTGTGGAACAACGAGGAATTAAAGGCTGCGATTGCCGAGAAGGTAAAGGACTATAAGACGATCGCCTACACAGAGGATTCTCTGAAGGATATGAAGGCAGACCGGGCGGATCTGAATAAGCTGAAAAAAGCTTTCGAGGATGAACGGAAGCGCGTCAAGAAGATCTGTATGGAGCCGTATACCAAGTTTGAACAGCAGGTCAAGGAAATCACAGCTCTGATCGATGAACCAATCGGACTGATTGACTCCCAGATTAGAGAGATTGATGAACGTCGCAAGACAGTAAAACGGGAAGAGATTGAGGAGCTGTTTACGTCCATCGGTTTCCAGAGTTTTGTGAAGCTGGACATGATCTGGGATGAAAAGTGGCTGAATGCAACGGTTACGCTGCCAAAGATTGAAGAGCAGATGAAGAGCCGGATGTACCAGATCGGTACAGATGTGGTAACGATCAGCAAGCTTCCGGAGTTTAAGTTTGAAGCAATGGAAGTTTACCGGAAGACACTGGATATGAACCAGGCAATCCAGGAAGGACAGAGGCTTGACGATATCCAGAAGAGAAAGCTGGAAGCAGAACGCATGGAGGCAGAGCGGAAAGCAAGGGAAGCGGAAGAGGCAGCGAAGCAGCAGACTGCAGCTGAACAGAAAGAAGAACCTGCAGCAGAGAAGGAAGCAGCATCCGGATCTGTACCGGAAGCTCCGGCAGAGGAAACAGCTTCAATTCCGGAAGAGGAAGAACCAGTATTCCAGCTTGACTTCCGTGTATGGGGAACCAGTGAACAGCTCATGGCACTCCGTGAATATATGTTAAAGAATGAACTGGCAGAGGAACTTGAAAAGTACAACATTACGATTATCGCATAGATAATGACATCTCCTTAAAAATAATATATCACACGTAACTTGGTAATAAGAGAGCAAGCCGGCATTATGCAGTATCTGCTGTGTAAGTGCCGGCAGAAAGGGCAAAAGGAAATGGCATCAGTAATGTTTACGGTTCCGGGCAAGCCGCAGGGGAAAGCCAGGGCACGGACGTATTATAATGCATCGACAAAGAAGCACTGTTCCACCACGCCGGAGAACACGGTCCTGTATGAGAACTTCATCAAAGATCGGTATCTGCAGATGGCAAAGGGAGCGTTCCTGGAAAGAGAAAGGCCTGTAACGCTCCGGATTATTGCAAGGTATCTTCCACCAAAGAGCGTATCGAAGAAACGGAAGCTTGATATGCTAGAGGGAAGAGAGCTGCCGCTGAAGAAACCGGATATGGACAATATTGTAAAAGTGGTGGCGGATGCACTGAACGGGGTTGCTTATCATGATGATACGCAGATCGCGCTGGTTCAGGCAAAGAAATGTTATTCGGCAGTAGAAGGGCTGGATGTGACAGTTGAGGAGTATACCGGATAAAAAGGAAGGTGGTAGCGTTGGCAAGACCGAAAAAGAGTGGTCTTTCATACTTTCCTTTGGATACGGATTTCTTTGATAATGACAGCCGGATTAAGATACTGAAGGCAAGGTACAGAGCTGACGGTATCATGATTTATGTTTATTTACTGTGTGAGATCTACAAAAATGGATATTACATACAGGTTGATGATGATTTGGAATATATCATAGCCTCGGAATTAGGGGTGAGTGTAGATAAGGTGAAGCAGGTCCTGAACTTCCTGCTAAAGAAGTCACTGTTTGATAGCAAACTCTTTAGTTCGGACAAGGTCTTGACCTCTGCCGGGATACAGAAGCGGTTTCAGCTTGCCGTAAAGGAAAGAGCAAGGAAGAATCCGATAGAAGTAGGAAGGTACTGGCTTTTAGAAAAGAAAGCCACGGAACCTTTTATTAAATGCACCCTTTTTCAGGAAAATCCCGGAAATGCATGTGGTTATTCCGGGAAAAACCCCGAAGATTCCGAGAATAAGTGCACAAAGAAAAGTAAAGTAAATAAAAAGGATATATATAAGGGCGCTTTCAGCGATTCTTCCCTTGAATCAGCTTTTCAGTTCTATCTCCTTGTCCGATCGCAGAACTGGGGAGAGATCTCTGAAGAACAGGTAAATGCTTTGAGGGAAGATCTATTATCGCTGTCCTCTGATCTGGCTGAACAGAAAGCAATCCTGAATAAGGCTGCAGCTGGTGGATGGAAGAACCTGTATCCAGTTCAGAAGAGAAAGCTGAAAACAAAGAAGCAGCCAGAGAAACAGGGGAAGTTTAAGAACTTTGAAGAGCGTGAGTATGAGGACATGACAGATCTTACAAGGAAGTTGATGCAGTGATGAAAAAGAAGAATGGGAAACAGAATAAACTTTTGCGAGTTGGAAGCAGGAAGAAACGGAAGATTATTAAACGTGGGAAGTAGGAGGAATGATCATGCTGATAGAAAAGAATCTAAAAGAGGCATTTGCAGACTACATAAGAGGTAAATTTGAATATCGAAGATAGTCGAAAATGATCGGAACAGTACGTTGACAATTGAATAGTGGTGGTTGGAATGGTATAATTTCTGTATCAAATGTACGGGAGGAGATATGAAATGCCAATGGTTATAAAACTTGACGAAAGCAAAAGAGCAAAATGCAGAATATCTGAGATGCCAGGAGAGGAAAAGTTTGATTTGGAAATAAACATGCAGTTGAATCAAACAGCGATGAATCAGATAGTTGAAATTAAGCAATTTGGTCCGAGTAAAGAAAATCATATTTTAAATATAGATGCTATTCTGTGCGATAAGGGCGACCTGGAAAAGATAAAAGAAGATTACAGGTATAATTTAGAGATTATTGTAATCGAAGATGTAGATGGTACTAATGTAATAGCTCAAAAGGTTACTCTTAATAATGTGGCTTTTCATAATTTGAAACATTCTGTTTCATATAATGGAACTAAAATAGAGAGTAATAATGTGGAAATCCATGTATACACATTTAGTACCTGTAACATTAAACCAGAAGAAGATTAGAAATATTCATCTACCAACCATCAATATTCGGTGGTTGGTATTTTTTTACGCTTTTTTTAGCGGAGATGAGGTGGAAAAATGAAGAAAATTTTGGATGTTTGTTGCGGAAGTCGTATGTTCTGGTTTGACAAAGAAAATCCAGATACGATATTTGCAGATAACAGAGAAGTCGAAACGACATTATGCGATGGCAGGAAGCTTCTGATAAAGCCAGATATAAAGATGGATTTCAGGAATATGCCGTTTGAGGATAATGTATTTAAGGTCATAGTTTTTGATCCTCCACATTTAAAACAAGCCGGTAGTGAATCGTGGCTTGCAAAGAAATACGGAGTTCTTCCGAAAGACTGGAAAACTTATCTGAAAGCCGGATTTGATGAATGCATGAGGGTATTGGAACCAGATGGAATCCTAATATTCAAGTGGAATGAGGAACAGATAAAACTAAATGATGTGCTGAAAGAGTTTGGAAAGAAGCCGTTGCTTGGTGATCAGAGAGGAAAAACGAGATGGATAGTATTCATGAAATAAATGAAAAGGGGAAGAAAAATGAGTTGGGCAGATAAGCAGCTAAAGAAACATAAGCTCCGAAAGCAGGTAAAAGAGATCATGGATAGTCCGGAGTTTCAAAAGGAACGCCAGAAGGAATTGGATAAACACACAGCAGAGGCAATGAACTGCTTCCTGTTGATCAGTGTAGATTACCTGTACCGGAACTATCATTGCAAGAGAAAGGGAGTTTTGAAATATCTGGAATTTGTTTTACACCAGATGCATTTTGCGCAGAAGGACGAAGAATATTTTCAGCTGATGAATGAGGAGCTGGAGAAAGAAGTCGGTGTGAATGTGCTGGGGACGTTAAAAGGAGAGTAAGAAGATGTTTATAAATCTAACAAAGATGGAGGTTGAAAATACAATCACCGCATTGGAAGATCTCCAGACGTATCTGGAAGAAAACGGGATGGAAGACTGTACCAGATGCAACTTGGAGATCGTGAAAAGTGTAAGAGGACGACTCATGAAGGAACTCTTAATACAGGTGATGTGAGGTGCAAAATGATACGGATTATCAGTAAGATTAAATACCAGGGGAAATGTGATGCATGTGGAATCGGAATTACTTGCGAGAAAGAAGATGTTACAAACATCCAGGTTGGAATGAATGAGCTTGGGAACTTTGTAGAATGCCCGATTTGTGGAGAGAAGATTAGGGTTACAGAATATACGGAGCAAATACAGAAAAGGAGCATAAAATGAAAGAGGTGCAAGAGATGGATAATGAAAAAACATTAGAATCAGTACCGAGTGCTACACAAGAAAAAATAAAAGTCGAGAGTATCAATGTAATAGTTGAAGAGATTGGCGGTAAACCTTATTACGAACTTAGATATAGAGTA